CTCGTCGATAGTGCCCTGCGCCACGAGGTTGTGGACGAACGTCGGCCGGTTCATGCCGGCTTGGTATTGCCGGGTGGGGCCGATGCGTTCGATGATCTGTTCACGTTCCTCCAGGTTGTAGTCGAGCCCGAAGAACACAATGATGTTGCACACAAGCTGTAGGCCGTCGATACCGTGGCCGATGCTCGCCGGGTGGCCGATACCGACAGCCGCCTTGCCCGCTTTGAACTGAGCCAGTCCGGCAGTAGTGGCCAGGTCGACCGAGCCCTTGAAGTGTTTGAGCAAGCGCTCGCGGTCAGCGACGAACTTGTACGCCACCATCACCGGAGCACCCATCGCCTCCTCGACAATGGACTCCAGCGCTTCGATCTTGGCGTCGTGCACGTTTGCCCATGTGCCTTTATCGTCGAGCAGTAACGTACCGGAGGCGAGCTGCAGACACTTGATCGTGCGACTGGCCGCGTTGAACGCCTCGACACCGACGCGCTGAATCTCCAGAAACATCTCGCGCTCCATCTCCTTGTACTGGCGCATGGCTTTCTCCGGCAGCTTGACCGGCACGTTATTGACCACGCACTCGCTCAGGTCGAAGTAGTCCTTGGCCTGGATGCTCAGGCACACGTCGCTGATCAGCCCGGTGATCTCGTCGAAGGCGTGCGGCAGCGGCTCGATGCTGAACCCGTCGTAACCCTTGCGGAACCACCGCTGCTCGAATGCGGAATGAATGCGCCCGAGGCGCTTGCCGGCGTCTATGAAAAATAGCTGGCCCCAAATATCACGGACGCCGTTCGGTGCCGGGGTGCCGGTCAGCTCGATAAACCTGCGCACATGCTTGTGCGACACCTTGGCCAGTGCGCTGGTGCGCGATCCGCCACCCTTGCGGATGAACTCGACGCCTGTCTTGCTGACCTGCTGGCTACCTCTGAACCCTTTGAGCTTGGTCGCCTCGTCCGCGATCACAGTGTCGAACGGCCAGTCGTCGCCGTACTGCTCAACCAACCACGGCAGATTTTCGTAGTTGGTGACGGTGATAGGCGCACGCTCGCGCAGGGCAGCACGACGCTGCTCCGGTGTGCCAATAGCGCGGGCGATGCGCAGGTGCTGGGTGTGCTCCCACTTGACCGCCTCGTCGGTCCACACATCGCGCGCCACCCGCAGCGGGCCGAGGCACAGGATGCGCTTGGACTCACCGGCGAGCATCAGGATGTCGGAGGCGGTCAACGCTACCGAGGTCTTGCCGGTGCCGGTGCCGGCGTGCAGTGCGCAGCGCGGTGTGTCGAGCACGAAGTCGATGGCCGGCTGTTGGTACGCGCGGGGGGTGAAGGGTTTAGGGCTCAAACGTCAACACCTCACCGGCAATGTGTGCAGATGTACGGGCACGCAGCGGACGGCTTGTTGCCGTAACCCGCTCGCCAGAACTCTGACAATTCGCGCGTGACGTGGCAGCGCTCGCACTTGCACACAGGGATGTGCCCAACAACGAACGGCACACCGGCCGGCAGTATTTGATAACTCACTTGATCACCTTACGGATGTGTTGCCAGCCACGGCAGCGCGAGCACTGCAGCAGGCCGAACGATTGGTAGAACAGCGCGCCGGTGCCCTGGAGCTTGTGCTTGTGCCGGCACGCCTTGGGGTTTTTCTCACCGCTGAACACGGCGATGCGCTCGCGGGTTTGCTTATTCATCGCCGCGCGCCATGCACATCAGCGCGCTGATGAGGATGCCGGCGCTGCTGCCGATGGCTAGACCCAACGCGAGGCCGGTGCCGAACACAAGCCAGTCGCTCATTGGGGCATCTCCGCGATAACGTCAACGGCGAAGCCAAGCTCGCGCAGGCGGGTGTGCTCGCGCTCCTGCGCCTTGGTCGGCTTCTGACCCGGCGCCTTGAACTCGGCAAAGCGGATGTATTTGGCGACGATCTCGCGGTGCTCATCCGCCACCGGGAACAGGCGCAACCGGTCGGGGACGCTGCGCCGGGCTGGGCTGGTGAACTTGTACGGGATGCCGCCGGCAGCCTTATCGCGGGCGCAGTGGGCTGCTTCAATTACCGATTCGCGCATTGCTCAACCTCCTTGCTCAATATCGAATGACTTTAGCATGTGCTTAACCTTACGCGCAAGCGCCGATATCCCGCAGGATCGCGTTGGTCTCCGCGATGTACCAATCGAGGTCGACATCGTCGGGGAACTGCTCGGGCAGTTGCATCAGCGGCTTGGCACCCTCGCTGCGCGCAACGGTGTAGCCGTTGATCTTGTAATTGATCGCACCCTCGACACCGGTGGCGTAGTACCAGCGCACCGCCTTACCCAGGTACTCGTCGCCCTTGACCGCGCCACCCTTGACGGTGCGGATGGTGACGAAGCGGCGAACGTCCTGGCACTGGCGAATGTAGTCCTCTACCGGGGTGCCCGCTTTGAGGTACGCGACGACCGCCTCACTGACGACCTCGCAAGTCGGGTTCTTCTGCAACCCGGCCGGTGCATACACGCCTTTGAGCTTGTAGCCGTTGGACTTGATGGCGACGTAGTTGTTGACATCGCGGGAGTACAGCGCCTTGTAGTGGGTGTCCTCAGTCTCAAACCCGGTGAGCTGCTCCCACTCCCACACGACCTGCTCCATCACCGGCGCCAGTGGGCGCGGGCACTTGATCACGATGCCGTCAGTGTTGGCCGATACGACCGCGATACCCTCATCCTCCAACATCTCGATCAGCATCAGCAGCGAGAGCTGGCCGGTGACCGTGGTCTGGATCAGCAGGGTCGGCGAGTACAGAATCGAGTAGGGGCTGCCAAACTTACCAAACGAGCCGTTGATCGTGAGCTTTTTTGAGTCGGCCTCAACCTTGTTACCGGACCGCTTGGCTGCTAGACGTTCCTGAACAATCCTCCGATACACCTTGGTGAAGTGGTCGCCCATGTGCGCAGGCCGCAGGCCGCAGTTGAGGATGATCGCCGGGTAGTAGCTGGCCACGTCGCGGTCAATCAGCAGCGTGTGCTCATCAGCAAAGTGCGCGACTGACTTCTCGGTCGAGTGCAGGCCGCCGATGCCCATCTTGTAAACCGATCCGCCGATAGCGATCTTCAGCTCGGCGATCTCCTTGGGCATCTTGACGGTGCCGTTCGTGGCAACGAGGAAGTCGGCCGAGCGCACCACGTCGAGCATGTCGCGCAGCACATCGCGCCGGTACTCGATGAACGCAGGCGGGCGATAGTTGAAGGTCTCACCGGCCAGTCGAAAGGGGTCTTGCTTGGGCAGGCGCTGGCCGCGCAGACGCTCGACCTCGTGACGGATGACCGCCTCGGCGATCTGTGCGTCGGACTTGCTACGCAGGTCGATACCGTACTGCGCGCCCATCTGCTCACGCAGCTCGATCTGCGGTGTCAGCTTGCGGAACAGGGCGAGCGTGGTCTCCAGGTCGTTGACGCAGTACCGGCGCAGGTCGTCACGTTGCTCCGGTGCGATCATCGCGTCCGGCTCAATCGGTAGGTCTTGCATTTTCGGGCAGTGCAGCCGGCCGCCGTAAATCTTGAGGCTGGCGATACCGGGCGCGACCTCGATCAGGTCGATGTGATCGCACTCCACCGGCTCGATGTTGAGCTGCCAGGCCTTTGCATTGTTGAGGATGATCTTGTCGGCGATGCGCTTGATCCCGACGGTGCCGACACCCTGCAGCGCCAAGCTGATCAGCGGCAGGTCGAAGTTGATACCGTTGAAACTGACCACCCGGTAGGTGGCCAGTATCTTGCGCACGGTTGCGATGTCGAACGCATGGCCCTCGAACATCTCGAAGTGCCGCACGTTACCGGTGTCGGCGTTCAGAAAGGACAGCAGGAAGTAGTTGCCGTAAACTTCACAATCGAAGATCAATGTACCTTTCACTTAGTCATGCCCCACTTTGCAGCGGCTAGGGCTGCTCTTGCTTTATCAGTTGCATCACCTAGCACGCGCTTTGCCACCGCCTTTAGTTTTGCCTCCTGACTAATGACTGAGCGCATTGCAATAATGGATTCCTCCAGCGCCTCAACCAGCCTCGCGTCTGCTGGGGCTGGGTGTGAGTCAACATACTCATAGTCAAATGCTTCCCACGGCTCAACGAGATCATAAAGCCTGTCTAGATACCCCTTATTAGATGCTCGATCTAGGTAATAGGTAAGGTCAGAGAAAGCCGCATTCACCGCTACCAGTCGATACCCTTCCTTTAGCGGCTCCTGCTGCTGGGCTGGCTGGGCGAGCAGTTCTGGAAAGTGCGAGCCAATACACTCTGCTTCCTCACTCAGTCGCCCCTTTTCGTGCGCTAGTTGATAGAGCAAGTCCCGTATTTGTTCGAGAAACTCACTATCCACAAGTATCTTCATGGCTTTGCTCCCTTTTCCAAATAGTGCAACTCCCAAGTCGGGTGAAACTTGCTCGGCTTTGTTTCGCCATCCAGCAGGATCATTAGATGCGCTCCTTTTGCGCCTGTAATAGTTCCTCGCTGAGTAAGCCTACTGCCTGTGTAAATGACTTCCCCACCGATCTTTGCAGGCACTTGGTATGCGTCGCGGATGTAGTCCATGCTCATGGCTTTACTCCTTTGCTCCGGCAGTCAAGTTCGGCCACTACTGCCTCATAAGCGATACGCATGTATGCGTCAGGGCAGGAAAAACGATCTAGTGCTGCACGCACTTTGATTGCTATGTCGTGAGCATCCGGCACGACCGTCTGTGCTGCGAGCTGGGCGCGGAGTGCTTCGTTGCAATCCCTGTAAATCTTATTGTCTGCCTTGAGCTGGTCGCGCTCTTGGATCACAAACCACAACTCGCTGTGTTCTAAGTCGTACAGCTTCAGCTTCAGCCCCTCGACAATGCGCTGGTGCTGGTTGACTAGCATGTAGTCGCCGTCAGGGTAAGGCTGCAAAAAGCCCTCAACCAAGTCGTACCGCTCCACTTCCTCATTCATAGCTCAACCCTCCCGGCAGCCAACCCATCACGCAACCCGACGATGTAACCGTCTGTCTCGCCCGCCTTTGGATAGGGGCACATCACCGGCGCGAGCGCGTCCAGGTCGCACTGGTCGACACCCCAACACACGCCGACCACATAACCATCGACAAAGTCGGCGCACCAGTTGCGACCCTCGGCGGCCTGTACCGGCTGGCTGGCCAATAACGTCGCAATGACCCATGCGACGAGCGCAATCGCCGACATAGCGATGGCGCGGTTGTTGGCTGACTTGACCTCACGACGCAGTTGCCGGTTGTCTTGCTGCAGTCCACGGACCGTTTCTTCTAAGTAATTCATCGCGCAACCCTCAAAAAAATGCCCCCATCGCTGGGGGCTAAGATCATCCGACCGGTTAGACCAGGTCGTCAGCTTCTTCAACAACATCGAAGTCGTCAGCGCTGGCTGGGGAGCCGCCGCTGAACGCTTCGCCATGCTTGACGAACTGAACGCCCTTGAGGCTGGCGTTGATACGCTTGCCATATTGATTTTCCTGGGCCCAGACATCGAGGATCGCGTTGACGAAGCAGCCGCCATACGGACGACCATCGGCCGAGGTGAGTGGAGTCTTGTCGCGGTCGATCACAGTGGGGCGAGTCTTGTCGTTGGACGTGACGTAGTGCATACCCTCGAAGCCGGCGTAGACATCACCGGACTGGTTGCACTTTTCTTCCTCGCGGTAGCAGACCTTGTCAGCCTTGCGCAGTTGCGCCAGGACACCGGGCGCCTTGTCAGCCCACTTATCTTTAGCCACTTGCTCAATGGCTGCAGCGAGTGCCTTGGCGCCAGCACTGCCGGGCTCGAGGATGAACGTGGCGGAATACTTTGGCTCGCCGCCGTCAGTACCGGCTTGAGGGGTGAACAGGTGGGGGAACGACAGACGGGCATTGCTCAGAGATACTTTCATTTTCAGCTTCCTATTTCCAGATTGGGGTTCTGCAGGTTCATCGACCTACGGGTGTGACTTTAGCAAGTGCTAAATGCTTGTGCAACTACTTTATTCAAAGACTACAAACCCGGCAGGTGGTCGCTCGTTTGTATTCGCGCAGCTTCCGACCGGAGTCGAACTCCTGCGCCAGTGAGCGGAGGTCCGCCGGCCATGTATCGCGCCCAGGGCTGCGGAAGGTGGCGCCGAGTTCATCCTCCATCTGGACGGCCTCGATGTACTTCTCGCGGTTGTTCTGCCACAAGTCGCGCCACTCGCCGAGGCGCTGATAAGGACACTTGGCGCAATCGGTGCGCTGCGGTATGCAGACGCCACGGTCGTCGAGCGCCTTCCACACCGCCGCCTCGTCCATACCCCACTCGCGCAGCGGGAAACGGATAAGCATGTCCTCCCCGTAAATTCCGCGTCGTATCTCCTCGTCGGCACGAAGACCGACGTACAGCGTTGAGCCGTCCGGCAAGCTGTCCATGTAGCGGATGGTCGGCTCGATCTTGAGGATGCGAGTACACCAACGGGCGAACACGCTGGGTAGCATGTTTTGCTTGCGGATTTCCTCGTCCAGGTTGCGCTCGTGGCGCACCCGGATGATCTCGGTCTTGAGCAAATCCTCCAGGCGCTTCCAATGGTCGACCATCTCCGGCAGCTCGTCGCCGGTCTCGTTACAGATGAACTCGTACTGGCGCGGCTCACGTTCAACCAGCAGCAAGGCGAGCGCCGTCGAGTCCTTGCCACCACTGAGACCAACGACATGCCTACTCACGCCAAATCCTCCGAGCCCAACGCCTCGAATCCATCAGCCACTGGCGCCATCTCCAGCGCCGGGCGCTTATCCGTTACCGGTGCGAGCACTGGCTTACCTTCGGACTGACCGATCAGCGACTCGACCTTCGACCACCGGCGAGGGCTGTCTTTGAGCAGCTTCTCGGCTTGCGTCGGGCTGATCAGTTTGAAGCTGTACATCTCGTCGACCTTGAGGCGCATAGCCTTGAGCGTAGCCTCGACCTCGGACTCGTCGGTCCATGCGCGAGAGCCACGACGACCGGCGACGACCTTGAAGCCGACCAGGTTCTCGCCAGCCATTGCGCGGCGGTAAGACTCCTCGCGCACCGCCTTACACCAGTCCTCGATAAGGTCGACTTTGCGCAGACTCGCTGCCAGCCAATCCAGATCGACGCCGGCGGTTGGCTCACAGGCCGGTGCGTCCAGGTTTGCGAAGTCGTCGGCTGACGCAGGCGGGGAGTCGAACACCACGGTCGCCACGTCGTTTCGCAGCTTTGGGCAGGTCGCCCTCGCCTTACAGTAGTACTTGCTGCAGTGCTCGCCCGGGGTGAGATGCGGCTCGATCTCGCTGTACTCCTTACCGATCAGCTCGACAGCGGTCTGGCCACGGCGGCCGGCGTACCGGGCGAACTCCATCAGATGGTCAACCTCGACCTCGTGGATGTCCGGCTTGCTGGACTTGGGCGGCTGCACGATGACGCAATGCACGCGGGTGAAGTCCTGCACGATGCTGAACTCGTCCAGCGCGCCGAGCGCGTAGAACTTGAGCTGTGGCGTCTTGGCTGAGACTTCGTTCTGCCCGGTCTTAAGGTCCACGATCCACATCTCGCCGTCAGGCGTGACGATGATGGCGTCGGCAGTGCCGAAGCTATCCGGCACACCGATGACATTGGAGTAGTCAACCCGGTGCTCGACGAACAACTGACCGTCGGTATTGGCGACGATCTCGCGGATGATGCCGACGTAGGTCTGCACCATCTCAGTCATCTTGTCGTCCACCTCGTACTTGTAACCCTCGACCTCGATCAGACGACCGCGATAGGCCTCGGCGTCTTTGTCGTCGGTCAGGCACCACGATGCCAGTTCATGCGCGGCAGTGCCCCAGCGTGCTGACTCTCCAGCGCTGTCGGGTAGGCCGTCGCACATGGCGAGGGTGCCGGGGCACGCCAGCCACCGGGCTGACGCGCTGGCGCTTAATAGTGCATGTGCCATTAGTGAGACTCCTCTGGCTCAACTTCCTGCCCACCCAGGGTCTGCAGGAAGTTGGCGGCGTAGATGTGGGCGAGGCTTTTCTCATCGAAGCCCTCGCCGTCGAAGTCGACCCGCACATCGGCAGAGCCGTCGACGGTGTCGGTGAACGTGATGGTCGCGGTAGCCATGGTTACACCTCCAACAATGCAGTGGCTGCCGCGTGGTACTCGGCGAACTTCTCCGGTGCCAGCTCGCTCGCCTTCGGTGCGCCGAACTTGCCCAGCAGCTCGATCAGTTGCGCGCGCTTGCCCGCCTTGCCGAGTGCCAGGGTGATGTCGATCACGTCCTGCTTGCTGATGTCAGCGACCGGATCAGCGGCTGCAGGTGCAGGCTCGTCCTTTGGCTCGGGCGTAGCAACAGGGGCCACTTCGGCCACCGGCTCGGGCTTGGGGTCAGCTTTGACCTTCTCGACCTTGGCCGGCTTGGACTCTTTGACCGGCACGCTGGCGCCAGTGCTCAGTGCGGCGATCAGGTCGCGGATGTTGGTGTTCAGTTCGGCGATTGCGATTTCAAGACTCATGGGGTGTTACTCCGGTTGGGTGGTTGTGTATGCGTAAGCAGCGTCGAGGCGCTGCCGGTCCCGCAGGGTTTGCTCGTTGTAGTCAACGAGATTGGTGACAGACTCGACGATCTCGGCGCCGCGTTCCCACTCAGCAGTCACCTCAGTGCCAATGCACTGCAGTGCCGCCAAGGCGAGCAGGTTGCCGGTGTCGATAGCTCTGTTCTCGATCTCGCGGCGAGTGAGGTGTGATTCGACGGTTCCAAGCAGTTGGTGGTAGTGCATTGCTTAATCCTCGTTGCTGGTATTGGTGCCACGGGTACAAGTTTAAGCAGATGCTAAACGCACTGTCAACAAAAAAGCCCGCGCTCGGCGGGCCGGGTGACTGAGTGGGTTAGTACAGCCAAACCGCACCGGCTGACCCGATGACAATGAGCACGAGCAGCACCCGGTGTACGAGCAGCCGCTTGCGCGTGCTGATGGAGCAGAGCGATTGCACTTCGGGCGGTGCTTTTTGTTGTGCCAGGTACATCACGCGCTGCCGGTCTAGTTCGTTCATTTATCACCCAACAAGGAAAGCAATCGGCGAATGTAGGTCTCGTCCAGGGCGCCGCGTTCCTGTGCGAGAGCGACCAGTTCAGCGAATTGCCGAGGTGTGGCCTTGGTTCCGGTATCACTGAGCATCTGCCCGACGAGCACGATGGTGTCGCTCACACTACCCTCGTCGATCCGGCTCACATAACTGTCGTGCTTCTTGTCCAACCATCCGTTCGGCATGCGCAGGCGCTGCTCGATTCCACGCGCCACCTTCTCGGTCACCTGGCGCACCGGGCGGGGGCCGACCATCTGACTCAGGTACGACGGCGAGCTGTAGCCGAGCATCTTGGCCAGACTGGTGGCACCCTCGTGTTGCCGGATCAGGGCGCGCAGGTTCTCCCGTCGCAGCTTGAACACTTCGTCCGTTGGCATGACTCAATCCTTTAGCGTATGCTGCACATGCTAAATCCATTTCAGCAGGATCATAACACATGAGCGACATGTCCCAGTTCAAAGCGTGGATGCGGATCGCCACCCCGGAGGAGCAGCGCACGCTCGCCGAGGCGGCCGGTACATCGCGCCACTATCTATACCACTTAGCGAATGACCGGTCGCGCTATGGCCGCAGCGCCAGCGCAGACTTGGCCGGTCGTATCGAGGCGGCTTCGCGCGTCCTGTGCGCCAGCAATCCCAAGCTGCCGATCATCAGGCGCACCGACCTGTGCGAGGCGTGCCGGAGCTGTGAGTTCGCACGCAAGTGCCTGGGCGATCAGCTCATCACCGAGAGCGAGTTTCGCGTCATTAGTGATTAACCCCAACCAACGAGGCTAAACCAATGCAGCCGCAAGACCCTAACTACAAACCCAAGACCACAATTATCCCTGCTAATCCCGACCTGTTCCTCAACGCCATGCTCGTCGTAGCGTGGGTCATCGAGGACGGCAAGGTGGCCAAGGCCATCACCGCCCCGGAGCGTGTCGTGTATGCGCCTTTGCGCTTGGCAGGGAGCAAAGATGAATGAACAGTGCAGTGACTATCTACGGCGCTCTCCCCGCCGAGTGGGATGCCTTTGTCAAAGCCGGGCTGATGCCCGACATGCTGCCCTATGTGGCCGACCCCGGTGTTCAAGCGCAGCCTGAGAACCCAAACGAGCAAACCAAGCGGAGCTGGCGCCCAGGCACGAAGATGCCGGGGGTGGTTGATCCGAACGGCTTTGGCCGTGGGCTGCGCAAGTGGAACGAACACATCACGACTGAGCGCGACATACGCCGCTGGCGCGACGACGCAAGGCTTGGCTTCTGTGTCGTCACTCGCCGGCTGCGAGCTATCGATGTGGACGTGGAGGACGCGGCCGAGGCGCACGCTATCGAGTCGTTGATCGTCGAGCACCTGGGTCTGCACCCTACTCGCCGGCGCTCGAACAGCAGCAAGTTCGCGGTGGCGGTCATCGTCGAGGGTGAGCTTGGCAAGACGGTGGTCCAAACCAAGTCCGGTGGGGCTGTCGAGTTCCTCGGCAACAAGCAGCAGTTCTTTGCCGTGGGGATGCACAAGTCCGGTGTGCGCTACACATGGGACGGCGGTGTGCCGGACCAGTTCGACGTGGTCACCCTGGCCGACTACAACAACCTTATCGACGTGATCGCTGCGCAGTACGGCACCGAGATCAGCCGCGAGCGCCTGAGCGTCGGGACGGTTGAGCGCACCGCCTTGGACATCGACGACAACATGGTCGAGTTCATGCAGGAGCAGGACATCGTCAAGCACATCGGCAACGACGGTAAGGTGTTCATCCGCTGCCCGTTCGAGGACCAGCACACCTCACCCGATGCCGATCACACCGCCACCGTGTACTTCCCCGCTGGCGTGGGTGGCTACACCGAGGGGAACTTCCGGTGCCAGCACGCGCACTGCGCGATGCGCACCAAGTCGGAGTTTGAGCAGGCGATAGGCTATTACCGTGAGCAGTTTGCGGTGGTTGAGGTAAGCCCGGAGGAGGAAGCGCGCGAGGCTGCTGTCCCTGACTTCGACCGCAACGCGCAGACCGGCAAGATACTCACGAACCCGAGCAACGTCATGCGCGCGCTGCGCTGCCCGGAGTGGTTGGGCGTTGACGTGGCTTATGACGACTTCCTCGGCGAGCTGGTCATAAGCCCCCACGGTCGGCGCGAGTGGCGCCCGTTTCGGGATGCCGACTACATGCGCCTACGCCTGCGGATGGAAGCGCAAGGGCTGGCCGTAGGCTCGGAGTTGATCAAGGAGGCTGTAGGCTTGCGCGCCGATGACAACCACACCGACAGCGCAAAGCTGTGGCTCAAGCACGAAGTGCCGGAGTGGGATGGTGTGCCGCGTATTGACTCGTTTTATCCGCGCGCCTTTGGTACTGACGACACACCGTACACCCGCGCGGTCGGTGCCTACACCTGGACCGCACTGGCGGCGCGTGTGCTCGACCCCGGTCATAAAGTCGACATGGCGCCGATCCTGTCCTCCGGTGAGGGGTGCCGGAAGTCGGAGAGTATCGCGGCGATGGTGCCGGACCGTGAGTTCTTTGTCGAACTCGACCTTGGCGACAACGACAAGGAGCTGGTGAGGCTGATGCGCGGAAAGCTGATCTCGGAACTGGGTGAGATGAAAGGTCTGAACAAGCGCCAGGCCGGTGAGACCAAGGCGTTTATCACTCGCCGGGTGGATGAGTGGCGCCCTGTCTATAAGGAGTTCGCCATCAAGGCGCCGCGCCGGTTGCTGTTTATCGGCACCACCAACGAGCTGGAGATGCTTTCGGACAACACCGGCCGGCGCCGGTGGCTGCCGATGGTCATCACTCGGGCCGACACCGATCTGATCGAGAGCGAACGCCTGCAGTTATGGGCCGAGGGTGTTGCGCGGTTCAAAACCAACGGGCGGGTCGAGTTCGAGGCGGCCGAGGAGTTGGCAAAACAGGAGCACGGCAAGTTCGAGGAGACGCATGTGTGGGACGAACTTATCGGTGGTTGGCTGGATCAGCCTGCCGATTTTGATGAGGAATTTCGCAACCAAGACAAGCCATTTACGACCGCCCAAATACTCATCAAGGCGCTCGGTTTACCTGCCTCAGAGGTTGCGAGGAAGTCTCACAGTAATGCGGTTGCCTCAGTACTAAAACGCCTCGGATATGAGTCAGTGCAGATTAGGATGGATGGGCACAAGCCAAGGGTTTGGCGAAAAACTGCGAACTCGTTAAAAACTGCAAGTTCGGAAGTGAGGCAAAGGGGTATGTGAGGCGCATGTGAGCCGGATGCGAGGCGTCGCGCAGCCCAATAACTGCGCGGTGTCCCGCTCGCGTCTCTTATGTCTCATATCTTTTACAAACATATGTATATATATAAAAAGAGCCCTCCCGCCCGGCTCGGGGCACCCTCCGGGGAGGCTGGGGGTAAGTTTCAAAATAGTTGTGAGACATGAGACGCGAGGCAAACGCAGGGATTTTTGAGGCTGTTCGGCTACCGCCACACCGGCACTTTGGGAGGAACAAAATGGGACATCGCTATGTGGGTATCGGGGAGTCGGGCAGTCGTTGCGGAGAGACTCACCACCGCGCTCGGTTGACCGACCGCGACGTTGATCTGATCCGTGAGCTGCACGAGGAACACGGACTCAGCTACGGCGTCCTGGCGGGCAAGTTCGAGGTAAGCAAGTCGGTCATCAGGGACATCTGCCGCTACCGGCGCAGGACCGAGCGGCCGATCCGGTGGAAAAAGGTGTTGACCACAGATTGAGCAATCACTCAAACCATTGAGCAAGGAGTCATCAGCATGACCATCGAGCAACTGCGCGAACTGTCGCGCACCATGAAGGACTACAGCGACCAGGTGGGCGACCCGCATTGGCTGGCGCACAAGGCTATCGAGGAACTGATCGCTCTGCGCCTGAGTGCGCAAACACCTCTACCCATCGCCTAGTGTTGGCGCATGAGCAGAATCCCGAACTTCACAGAAGGTCTAAAGCATGTGTTCCTGGACACATTGCGGGCGACCTGCAATATCACGTTGGCCGCTCAAGCTGCTGGCGTGAGTTCCAGCACCTGCTACCACCACAAGAAGATCGACCCGCTGTTCTCCGAGCGTTGGGACGAGGCACTCAACGAGGGTGTCGACCTGCTCGAAGCAGCCGCACACAAGCGCGCGTTCGAGGGTGTCGACGATCCGGTGTTCTTTAAAGGCGAGGAGGTCGGCAGCGTTCGCAAGTACAGCGACGCGCTGACCATGTTCTTACTCAAGGCACACCGCCCTGACAAGTACCGCGAGCGCAGCCAGATCGACCAGAACATGACCGGCGCCATGCAGCTCCAGGTCGTCACCGGAGTGCCCGAAGCATCGAGCGGTGTTGAGGACTTGGTCTGATGAAGGTGGACCTTGGCTACAGGCCTCGGGAGTGGCAAGACCAATGCCACCGGAACATGGCGCGCTTCACCGTGCTGGCGCTTCACCGTCGAGCCGGTAAGACCGAACTAGCCCTCGCGCAGCTCATCCACAAGGCGCTGGCGTTCAACCTTGACCTCGGTATGTTTGCCTACGTTGCGCCTTACCTGCGACAAGCCAAGGCCATTGCGTGGGCACGTTTGAAGCAGAGGATCGAGCCACTGCGCAGAATCGGCTACGTTGAGATCAACGAGTCCGAGTTATGGGTCAAGTTCAAGCACAACGGTGCAGTGATCCGCATATTTGGCGGTGACAACCCCGACGCCATGCGCGGCCTGCGCCTGGACGGCTGTGTCATCGATGAGGTGGCACAGATCAAGCCCGACCTATGGGTCGAGATCGTGCAGCCTGCTCTATCCGACCGACGCGGTTGGTGCGTGTTCATCGGTACGCCCAAGGGCGTCAACCTGTTCTCCGAGCTGTTCTACCGTGCGCAGCAGCTGCCGGATTGGTACGCCGCGCGCTACACCGTCTACGACACACAGTCGATTGACACCGACGAGGTCGAGCGTCTGCGCCTGGACATGGCCGAGGATGCGTTCGCCCGTGAGTTCCTGTGCAGCTTCGAGGCGTCTGGCGACGACCAGCTCATCAGCCTGGCTGATGTGGACGTGGCCACCCGGCGCTCGTTGCGTAAGACTGACTACGACTTCGCTCCGCGCATTCTCGGCGTCGACCCTGCGCGCTTTGGCGATGACCGCAGCGTGATCTACCCAAGGCAAGGGCTGTTTGCCGGTGAGCCTGAGATATATCGCGGCATCGACAACATGGAACTCGCCGGTCGCGTGGCCATGTACATCGAGCGATGGCAGCCCGACGCGGTGTTCATCGACTCCGGCAATGGTGGCGGCGTGATCGACCGTCTGCGCCAGCTCGGGCATGACGTGATCGAGATCAACTTCGGCGGTCGACCCATCGACCCCGGCTATGTCAACAAGCGCGCCGAGATGTGGTTCAGCCTGCGCGACTGGCTCAAGGAAGGCGGTGTCATCCCCAACCGCGTCGACCTGCGCCAAGACCTGGCCTCACCGGTGTACTGGTTCGACGCGAGCAACCGCATACAACTCGAACCCAAGGACGACCTCAAGAAGCGCGGCCTACCGTCACCGGATTTAGGCGATGCGCTGGCGCTCACGTTCGCGCAACCCGTGGCCAAGCGGCTCTATGGGCTTGAGCGTGAGCTGAGTGCGCAAAGCAGCAACGGGCCGTCATACGATCCTTATCGCAACCTCAACAGGTGACCCATCATGTGCAGCAAACCATCCAAACCAAAAGCTCCGCCACCACCTCCGCCACCACCGCAGGAGGCTAAGGCTCCGTCAGGCGTCGATCCCAAGAAGCGCAAGGACAACCTCGGCGGTTCGGGTGGCTTCGGCACGCCCGGTAGCACGCTGCTCTCCGGTCCATCGGGTGCGGCAGCCCCGAGTATCGGCGCCAATACGCTGCTGGGTATGTGATCAATGAATCGGCCAACTCGTCAGAAGTACCTGCAGAGATGGAATTCGCTCAAAACTGAGCGAAGCTCCTTTGATGCGCACGCGAAAGAGTTGTCCGAGTACTTCCTGCCTCGCTCGTCGCGCTTCACCACGTCGGAGCGCAACCGGGGCGACAAGTCACGCTTCAACCGCATACTCGACAACACCGGCACCAAGGCCTTGCGCACACTCGCCGCCGGCATGATGTCCGGCATGTCGAGCCCTGCGCGCCCGTGGTTCCGACTGGCGACCAGCGACACCGAGTTGATGGAGTACGCACCGGTCAAGTGGTGGCTGAACGAGGTCACCAAGCAGATGCGCATGGTGTTCTCCAAGTCCAACACCTACCGCAGCCTGCACCAGGTGTACGAGGAACTGGGTCTGTTCGGCACTGGCGCGTCGATCATCGTCGACGACTTCACCGACGTGATCCGGCACCAGACGCTGACGTTCGGCGAGTATGCAATCAGCACCGACCCGCGTCGTGAGGTGTCAACGCTGTACCGCGAGTTCGACATGACCGTGGCGCAGATCGTGCGCGAGTTCGGCAAAGAGAACTGCAGCATCGCGGTGCAGAACCTGTGGAACAACGGCAACCTGGACGCATGGGTCACCGTCATCCATTGCGTCGAGCCAAGGTTCGACCGGGACTTCAGCAAGCGCGACGCGGGCAACATGCCGTTCAGCTCGGTGTACTTCGAGCAAGGGTGTGACCACGACAAGCTGCTGCGCGAGTCCGGCTTCGAGCAGTTCCCTGCGATCTGCCCGCGCTGGATGGTCACCGGCAACGACATCTACGGCGGCAGCCCTGCAATGGAGGCGCTTGGTGACTGCAAGCAGCTCCAGCACGAGCAGCTACGCAAGGCTGAGGCTATCGACTACCAGACCAAGCCTCCGATCATCCTGCCGACTGCGCTCAAGAATCAGGAGGTCAACCTCAACCCTGGCGGTCGTGTCTACGCCGACTCACCGGGTTCGAGTGGTATGTCGGTGCGCTCCGCGTTCGAGGTCAACCTCAACCTGCAGCACCTGCTGATGGACATCGAGGACGTGCGCGGTCGTATCAACGGCGCGTTCTACGCTGATCTGTTCATGATGCTGGCCAACGACACCCGTAGCGGGATCACCGCGACCGAGGTGGCCGAGCGTCACGAAGAAAAACTGCTGATGCTCGGTCCTGTACTGGAGCGCCTGCACAACGAGATGCTCGACCCACTGGTCGACAACACGTTCAACAAGCTAATGCGGTCGGGCTTGCTACCGGAGCCTCCGCAGGAGCTGCAGGGTATCGAGTTGAAAATCGAGTACATCAGCACCCTGGCACAAGCGCAGCGCGCCGTGGGCACCGCCTCGGTTGACCGTCTGCTCGGCACCATTGGCGCCGTGGCACAGATGAAGCCGGACGTGCTCGACAAGATCGACGCCGACCAACTGGTCGACGTGTACTCCGACATGCTCGGGGTCGACCCGTCGCTGATCGTGGCCGACGACCGCGTCGCCTTGATCCGCGAGGATCGCGCGGCGGTACAGCAGCAGCAGATGGCACAGCAGCAGGCCGTCGTCGCGGCTGAGAGTGCGCAGAAGCTGGGTAACACACCAATGGGTCAGGGTGACACTGCCCTCGACTCGATGCTCAATCTATTTCAGGGGTACACCACACCATGATCATCCAACCGACGACGGCCGAGGCCGAGGGCTGCAGCTTCGTAAGCACCTGGTCCAACATGAGCGCGGGCGACGTGGGCGCCCCTGTCCGATTCGCTGGCGCCTCCGACCGCACTGTGCAGGTTACCGGCACGTTCTCCGCCGGCTCGCTGGTGATCGAGGGCTCGATTGACGGCACCAACTACTCAACGCTGACCGATCCCCAGGGCAATGCGCTCACGTTCTCGACCGCCAAGATTGAAGCGGTCAGCGAGCTGGTGCGGTTCATCCGCCCGAACGTCACCGGTGGCGACGGTTCGACAGCCATTAACGTCAACATCCTCATGCGGAGCACGCTGTAATGAGCCAGATCAACACCCGCGAAGCGGCTGAAAGTGCCAAGAACTTAGCGCGCCTTTTCAAGGGCGTGCTGCAGGTGGGCGAACTGCTCGACAACGTCGCCAACATCGAGCAGTTGGCGAGCGAGGCTAAGGTCGCAGCCGATGCGGCTGTGGACGAGCGCGCCAAGGCAATCGCTGCGGCGGACGACGCCAAGGGCGAACTGGCTAAGGTCAAGTCCAAGGTCAAGGCTGCTGAGGATAAGGCTGCCGAGGTTGTTGGTGATGCCATTGCGCAGGCGAACAAGATCGTCGGCGATGCCAAGAGTGAGGCTGACGCGCTGATGGCCAACGCGCAGGACAAGTGCCTCGCTGCCAACGCTACGTTGGGCGAGATTCATGCCGCTGTCGTCGAGGCCCAGGCCAAGCGTGACGCGGTCGAGGCTGAGTGTGCTGCTGTCGAGGCCAAGTTGGCCAAGATCAAGGCGCAGGTTGCTAAGGTTCTGGAGGCTTAACCCATGGCCATTACCGCCTGCATACCTACCCAGTGCAAGATTGACCTGCTCGCCGGCGTTCATCTCGCGGCTGACGTTTACAAGATCGCCCTGTACACCAGCGCGGCAAACTTGGACGCCACCACGACTGCATACACGGCTTCGGGTGAGGTTGTTGGCGCAGGCTATACCGCGACCGGGATCAACATGGTCGGCTACACGCCCGGTAGTTCCGGCACTACTGCATGGATTGACTGGACAACTGACCCAAGCTGGGCGACTGCCACTATCACGGCACGCGGCGCGATGATCTACAACAGCACGCGCAGCAACAAGGCCGTGGCCATTCTCGACTTCGGCGCTGACATAACCAGCACGGCAGGCACGTTCACTGTAACGCTTCCGGCTGCTGCTGCCGGCACTGCTGTGGTGAGGATTGCTTAATGGCTATCACTACGCTTGACGGGTTTTATAACGCACTGGCGAACAACTCCAGCCGTCTGGTTATCGACAAGGCGTCTATCGCCAACGCTGTGGCTGGTCAGTTCCATTCGCTGTGGCGTGCAACTGGTCAGCCTGGGCAGGGGGCCGTTCCGACTACCGCAGCCGTGTGTAACAACTCGCTGCTGGGTGGGTTCAACTACACACAGCAGATTGCACCGGCGACCAGCTATCTCGGATACCTTGAGGCCGTCTGCTCAAACAGTTCTGTGACGCTCGAAGCGCATGACCGCCTGATGCACTTGGGCGGACTGCTCGGCAACGTGGCAACAGCGCAGACCGCTGTGGTTGATCTGAATGCCAACCTTGCCACGGACAATCTGGCGGAACGAATTGGTGACGCCAATTTCTCGGACGTGCAATGGTTCCTTGAGTGGTACACCGACACCGGCTCAACCGCAGCGACCGCTACCGTAAACGTCACCTACAATGACGGCACGACCGGCAACCTGACAGGCGTTTCTCTCGCCGCAACCCGTCGCGCCAGCTTCCTACAACCGCTTAACGGGCTGATCCCTGCCGCCGCTGCTGGCAAGTACATTCGCGCTGTGAACAGCGTGCAATTGTCAGTATCCACTGGCACTGCTGGCAACTTTGGCGTCACTGCTACCCGGCCGCGTGCATCTTTGCTATGTCCGGTAGCAAACATGAAGTGGTCTGGCGACTGGGCCGCGCTTCCAGTGTCGGAAATACCGAACAGCTCGTGCCTGTTCATGGTTCAGATCGCTGGCACGACTTCGACTGGCACTGTCAGGGGTGGCGGCAAGATCGCCCACGGGTAACGGATCATGGCCAAGATCATAGATGGTCAGGGTCACAGATACGGATGGCGTGAAGCTCAGATATTCCCGACTGAGTTCTTTTCGGAGTCCTCAGTCAGCGCGTCGGCCTCACCCACTGGCGTACAGGTAACAGCATCAGTCGGCACTGCAACCGCATCAGGCGGCGCAGTGAATGGTACGGCTACACCTTCCGGCGTTTCGTGTACTGCGAGCGTTGGCACTGCAACGGCACGGGTAAGCGTATCGGCATCGCCTAGCGGTCAGCAGGTTGTCGCATCGAGAGGTACGCCGGTAGCAACTGGTGCGGCTAGAGCTGCGCCGGCTGGCTTGCAAGTGGTCGCATCGGTCGGCACTGCGACAGTAAGAGTCAGCGTTAGCCGAGTGCCCAGTGGCGTATCTGCCGCAGCGTTGAACGGAACGGCACTGGCCACCGGCACGGGGCGGATCAGCGTCGTCGGGGTCGCAGCCAATGCCGCCTTTGGATTCGCAACAGCCACAGGCGACCCGACAGAAAGCGTCAGCGGTTGGTCGACTTACGTCTGCCGACGGCGTCGCGCGTAGGTTGTGCGCATACCCAACTGGAACGCGGATATTGTGACCTCATGAACTACGACCCGACCGACATTCGACACCTTGAACGACGCGAGAACGACGAGAAGTCTGCCGCGCGTGTAGCCACTGAGCAGCAGCGCGCGGACTTCGAGTGGTTGGCTAGCGATCCGAGAGGTCGCAGGATTTTGCGGGAGTTCCTGGCTGAGGTCGGGATCACCGACGACTGCTTCACCGGTAATTCGACGACGTTCTACCGGGAGGGGAAAAGAGCCGCTGGTTTGTGGTTCGAGTTACGCCTCAAACGTCACGCGCTCGATAGTTATTGTCTGATGCTAAAGGAGCAACAGAGCGATGTCTGAAGAAACCTTGCTGTCCGGGCAAGCCACCACTGATACCGGGGCACAGCAAACCGCCGAAGCTGACGTAAGTCAGCAGCAACCTGCAGCCGAACAAGGTCAGCAGGCGCAACAGGGCGCTGATCAACAAGGTCAGCAGGAGCAGAAAGCCGAGGGTGCGCCCGAGGCCTATGCGGATTTCCAAGTACCGGAAGGGTTCTCGCTTAACGAAGCGGTAGCCCCGAAGTTCTCGGAGTGGGCCAAGACGCACAACCTGACGCAGGAAGCTGCCCAGGCTGCTGTCACCCTTGGCGCGGAGCTAGTGCAGCAATCCCAGCAGGCACAGGCGGAAGCCTTCACCAGCATGGTTGCCGACTGGCGCAAGCAAACCGAGATCGACAAGGAGATCGGCGGGCCGCAGTTGCAGGAGAACCTTTCCTACGCTGCGCGTCTGATTGACACCTTCGCCCCGGAGCTGCGGCAAGTGTTTGACGAGACCGGCATGGGCAACCATCCGGTGATGGTCAAGGCGCTTATCCGCATCGGCAAGGCCATGAGCGAGGATCGCCTCGTTGGTGGCCAGCAACAGGATCAGGGCGGCGCTCTGAGTCTTGAACAACGACTGTACCCCTCAATGAACTGAACAGGAGTAAGCCATCATGGCGCTGCTTTCCACGATTCACCCCACTCTGCTCGACGTAACTCGTCGGCTCGATCCGGATGGCAAGGTTGACGGCATTGCCGAATTGCTGTCTCAAACCAACGAAGTGCTGGACGACATGGTTTGGCTGGAAGGCAACTTGCCTACCGGTCACAAGACCACTGTCCGTACCGGTCTACCGGGCGTCACCTGGCGCAAACTGTACGGCGGCGTGCAACCGACCAAGTCGACCACTGCACAGATCACCGACACCTGCGGCATGCTCGAAGCCTACGCCGAGATCGACAAGGCACTGGCTGACCTCAACGGCAATGCCAGCGCGTTCCGTCTGTCCGAGGACCGTGCGTTCATCGAGTCGATGAACCAGGAGATGTCGCGCACACTGTTCTACGGCAACGAGACCACTACCCCAGAAGCATTCACGGGTCTGGCTCCACGCTTCAACAGCCTTAGCGCCAACAACTCCGAGAACATCATCCGTTCCGGCGCTGTTGAAGGTAGCGACAACGCTTCAATGTGGCTGATCGTTTGGGGCGCCAACACTGTCCACGGCATTTACCCGAAAGCGTCCAAGGCCGGTTTGGCTGTGAACGACAAAGGTCAGGTTACTGTCGAGAGTATCGACGGCGCCGGCGGCCGTATGGAAGCCTACCGTACCCACTACCGTTGGGATTGCGGCCTGACTGTGCGCGACTGGCGTTACATCGTGCGCATCCAGTATGACCAGGAAGATTTGGTCAAGAACGCAGCAACCGGTCCTGATCTGATCGACCTGATGACTCAGGCCGTTGAGATGATCCCGTCGCTGTCGATGGGTCGCCCAGCGTTCTACTGCAACCGTACTGCCCGCAGCTTCTTGCGCCGCCAGATCGCCAACAAAGTGGCCGCTTCTACCCTGACTATGGAAATGGTTGCAGGTAAGCACGTCACCATGTTCGACGGTATCCCGGTGCGTCGTTGCGACCAGCTCACCAACACCGAACAAGCCATTGCTTAATAGGAGTTCGACATTATGATCCTCGACGAACGTACTGAGTTCTGCGACGTTACCGCGTTGAACACGGGTGCCGCTGGCACTTATGTGATCGGCGACCAGGTTGACCTGGGCGTGGCTCGTGACTTGGGCGGCGACCAAGCCGCAACCCTGCGCATCAGCGTAGCTACTACTGCAACCTCCGGCGGCGCTGCCACCGGTGCGTTCCAGTTGGTTAGCGCCGATAACGCAGCCCTGACCACCAACCCCGTCGTGCACTTCCAGTCGGACGCTATCCCCGTTGCCAGCCTCGTTGCCGGCACCGTGGTGGCTGACGTACAGGTTCCGCGCGCCAACTACAAGCGTTACATCGGCATCCGTCAGGTGACTGGCACAGCAGCGTTTACCGCTGGCGCCATCGACGCCAATCTGGCGTTCGACACCAGCGGCTGGCGTGCATACGCTGACGCTGTCAACTAAGGGGGTGTGACATGCGAGTTCGCGCAAACCAGCACGGCTTCTACGACGGCAGCCATCGTCGCCCCGGTGACGAGTTCGAGGTCAGCCCCAAGGCCAAGGCCAAGTGGTTCGACCCCGTGGACGCTGAGAAGTCGAAGCGTGCCAAGCCTAGCGAGTCGAAAGTCGAGCAGGCCGACGATCTCGCTTGACCCTACCCGTTTAGGCGGGAACTTGAACGGCCGCCATGTGCGGCCGTTCCTTTTTGGAGAACCACCCCATGGCCTCACCCATCGACATCTGCAACATGGCGCTCGCGCACCTTGGCGAGACTCCGAACCTGTCCAGCATTAACCCACCCGAGGGTTCAGCGCACGCCGAGAGCTGCGCACGCTTCTACCCAATCGCCCGCGATGTTGCTTTGGAGGCTATCAACTGGCCGTTCGCTATGGCGCGCGTGGTGCTGGCCGAGCTGACACCCTCACCGGCGTCGAGCGAGTGGCAGTTCGCCTACGCTTTACCGGCTGATTACGTCAAAGCGGTGGGCGTCGTGCAGCCTGGCGTCACCGACGAGGAGCAGTTCAGCAGCCGGTTCGTGATCGAGGGGTCGGTGATCTACACCAACGCACCCGAGGCGACCCTGCGCTATGTGCGCAAGCTCACCGACACGACCAAGTGGTCGGCGTCGTTCGCCCAGGCCGTGAGCTGGTTGCTGGCCAGTTATCTCGCCGGCGCGATCTGTGAGGACAAGTCGGTCAAGAACTGGGCGTATGAGATGTACCGGGAGGAGATCGCGCGCAGTGCGCAAAGCGCCAGCAATGCGAGCCAGACTGTCATGAACTATATCCCCGCCTGGATTCGTAACCGATGACCAAGATACGCACCCTCGCCCGCTCGTTCGCCGGTGGTGAGATCGCGCCGGAGCTGTACGGGCGCGTCGACCTCGACAAGTACCAGACCGGGCTGGCGGCGTGCGTCAACTTCATCCCGCTGACACACGGGCCGGTGCAGACTCGCGCCGGGTTCCGCTACGTCAACGAGGTGAAAGACAGCACCAAGGTGACCCGCCTCGTGCCGTTCTCGTTCTCGGCGGATCAGACCATCGTCATCGAGATGGGCGCCGGGTACTTCAGGTTCCACACCAACGGCGGAACGATCCTCGAATCAACCAAAGCAATCAGCAGCATCGCCGGCAGCACGGTGAACTGCACCGGGCACGGCTACAGCATTGGGCAGTGGGTGTTCATCGGCGGACGGTTCTACCGAGTGGCCACGGTCCCAGGTGTCAACAGCTTCACCGTCAACAACCTCGACAGCACTGCCGGCGCCCCAGTTGGCACCACCGCTGCGCGCATCTACGAGGTGGCTCACACCTACGCCGAGGTTGATCTGTTCGACGTGCATTACGTTCAGAGCAACGACGTGCTGACGCTGACGCACCCGAGTTACCCGGTTAAGGAGTTGCGCCGCACCAGTGCGACGAACTGGTCCTTTATCGACGCATCGTTCGCTGCGCTGTTGTCTCCGCCCGGCAGTGTGTCGTCGACGCGGGGTCGTGACGCGGGCACGACGAGCGACAGAACATACAGTTATTGCGTCACGGCTGTGGACGAGTCCGGTATCAACGAGTCCGAGGCGTCGGCAACTACAGCCCAAAGCAACAACCTGGGGCAATTCAACAACACCAACACGGTCACATGGGCGGCTGTCGCTGGTGCCGCTCGGTACAACGTCTACCGAGTCAAGTCCGGCACCCCCGGCTACATCGGCCAGACCAGCGATCTGTCGTTCACCGACGACAACATCGTGCCGGACATGACGAAGTCGACACCGGAATACACCAACCCGTTCAACGCTTCGGACAAGTACCCAAGCTGCGCCACCTACTTCGATCAGCGCCGGTGCTTCGGGGCGACCAACAACTTACCTCAATCGGTGTGGATGACCCGCCCAGGCACCGAGGGCAACTTTGGCCTGTCGTTCCCCACGATCAGCAACGACCCCATCTCGTTCAAGATCGCAGCGCGTGAACAGAACCGCATCCGCCACCTGATCCCGCTGGGTGACCTGCTGGCGCTGACGGCCGGGGGTGAGTGGCGAATCTACAACGGCAACGGCGACCCGGTAACACCGCAGACCGTTATGGCTCGCCCTCAGTCCTACGTCGGCGCGACCAATGCGCAGCCGATGGTGACCGCGTTCTCGGCGCTGTATGTGCAGTCGCAAGGCTCGCACGTTCGGGAGCTGACCTACGACAACCAGGGTCAAGGTGGTTACAAGTCCGAGGACATCAGCATCCTGGCGCCGCACTTGGTCGATGGCTACACCGTCACCGAGCTGGCGTATTCGCGCGGACCGATCCCGATGATGTGGGCGGTGCGTAGTGATGGCACCCTGCTCGGGCTGACGTATGAGCCGGCGCAGAAGGTGCGCGCGTGGCATCAGCACACCAGCGAGGGCGGTGACGCTCAGTTCGAGAGTGTTACCTGTGTAGCAGAAGGTAACGAGGACGTGCTTTACGTCGTCGTCAATCGTACCGTCGACGGGCGTACCGTGCGCTACATCGAGCGCAAAGACCCGCAGCTATTTGCCAACAGTTACGGCGCGGCTGGCGTGTCCGCCCCCAAGGCGACCGAGGCGTTCTGTGTCGACTCCGGTCTGACCTACCGGGGCGCCCCGGTGAGCGTCATCTCCGGGCTATGGCATCTGGAGGGCAAGGCGGTCAGCATCCTGGCCGACGGCGCAGTGATGCCGCAGGCAGTTGTCACAGAGGGCACCGTGACCATCGCACAGCCCGCGAGCGTCATACATATCGGGCTGCCGATCTACGCCTACATCTACACCTTGCCGGCGACGTTCGAGGCGCCAGCGTTCGGTCAGGCGACAGTCAAGTCGGTCACCAAGGTGACGCTGCGCGTCAATCGCAGCTCCGGCATCTTTGCCGGTCCCGACCTTGCCAGCCTGCGCGAGTACAAGCAACGCACCACCGAGGTGTACGGCGAGGCGCCCAACATCGTTGGTGGTGAGGTTGACATTCCGCTGACCGGCGCGTGGCGTGACGGCGGGCAGATCGCGGTGGTGCAGACCGACCCGCTACCGCTGACGATCCAGTCGATGGTGCTGGAGGTGGCGGTCGGTGGCTAACGTCATTCGATGGCTGCGCGATGGCGACATCGAGGCACTGGTTGCCAACATGCGCAAGGCTGACATCGATGAGGTCACGGCCGCCACCGGGCGACCGCTCGACCAGATCATCATCGACGCGATCCGCTCATCCACCTGGGTGATGGCGCTGGATGTTGACGACGAGTTGGGCATGATCTTCGGCGTCGCGCCGATGGGTAGCACGCTCGGCGCCACCGGCGCACCGTGGGCGCTTGGCACCACTGCCGTCGAGCGCAAGCCTCGTGCGCTTATCGAGCTGGGGCCGAGCTACTGTGAACTCATGCTGGCGAGCTACCCCCACCTGTACAACTACGTCGACGCGCGCAACAAGCGCAGCATCCGCTGGTTGAAGTGGTTGGGGTTCGAGTTCCACGACGCGCAGCCCTACGGGGCGGCCGGCTTGCCTTTCCACAAGTTCGAGATGAGGGTGAAACCATGTGTGAACCGACCACGATAGTGATGGTGGCCAGCGCTGTTTACGGCGCTTACAGTGCGTACCAGGGTTCGCAGCAGGCGAAGTACCAATCCGAGTACGAGTCCGACGTTGCGCGCAATAACGCCACGATGGCCGGATACGCCGCCGAGGACGCTGCCAATCGCGGTGCCCGTGAGATCGAGCAGAGCAACCAGAAGGCACGCGCACTGCGCGGCGAGCAGGAGGTGCGGCTCGCGTCCAACGGCCTCGACCTGTCAAGCGGTTCGGCGCTGTCGCTCCTGCAGGACACGGATTGGATGATGGCGCAAGACGCCGGCACGATCCGCACCAACGCCGCACGCGAGGCGTGGGGTTACAACGTCGAGAAGTCGAACAACCTCAGCAGCTCGGCCAACTACAAGCAAGCCGCGAAGAACACGAAGCCGTGGCAAGCCGCAGCCGGATCACTGCTCGGCAGTGCCGGCAAGGTGTACGGCGCCGGCAAAGCTGATGGTCTATGGGGCCAGAAGGCAGGAGCGTAAGCAATGGCACGAGTACCCCAGTACGAACAGCAGCAACAGCTCCGCGCCCTCCCCGGCGTGCGGCAGAACATCGCCACACCGGCCGCCGCGTTCGGTGACGGTGGCGCGTTCGCGCAGAACATCGGGCAAGGGCTCGAGCAGGGCGCTGAGATCATGGCGCGCGAGCAGTTGCTGGCCGATGAGGTCCGCGTCGACGAGCAGTTAAACAAGTGGAAAGAGTACCAACTCGACCTGACGTTCAACCCGGAGAGCGGTTACACCACGCAGAAGGGCGCGCAGGCGATGTACCGCCCGAGCGGCAAGCCGCTGGCGGATGAGTACTACGAGAACGCCGATAAGTATTCGAGTGACCTGGAGAACAGCCTCGGCACCGACCGGCAGAAAGCAATGTTCCGGCAGAAAGTGACGCAGCAGCTCACCGGCTTTAAGGGTGACTTGATGCGCTACGAGGGGCAGGAGTTCCGTAGCTACCAGGTCAGTGTGCAGGAGGGCAAGATCGCCACCGAAGCGCGCACCGTGGCCAGCTACTACAACAACCCGGACAAGGTTAACGAGTCCATCGCCGAGATCAAGAAGTCGGTGTACCTGCAGGGTCGGCTCGAAGGTAAGAGCGCCGAGGAGATCGCCGCGCGCACTGACGCGATGGTCAGCGCAGCGCACGCTGGCGCACTCGATCAGGCGCTCGGCAACGGCAGCCCGCTGTACGCCGATCAGTACCTCAAGACGTACAAGGACCAGATGACCCCGCAGGACTTGCTCAAGGCTCGCTCCAAGATCGGCGAGCAGGTCGAGACTGTGGTCGCTACCAAGACCGCCGACCTCATGTTCGGCAAAGTCGTGTCGGCTGAGAACCCGACCGACATGGACCGCGTCATCAACATCACCATGCAGAGCGAAAGCAACGGCCGGCGATACGGTCCGGGTGGGCAGATTCTCACCAGCAAAGCCGGCGCCAAGGGCGAGATGCAGGTGATGGACCCAACCAACGGCGACCCGGGCTTCGGCGTCACACCGGCGCGCGATGACTCACCCGATGAGCGTGCGCGCGTTGGGCGCGACTACATGGGCGCGATGGTCAAGAAGTACGAGGGCGACCTCGGCCGCGCATGGGCCGCGTACAACGCAGGTCCGGGCGCTGTCGACAAGGCTATGGATGAGGCGCGTGCTGAGGGTAGCCCCGGTGCATGGCTGTCGAAACTGCCCAAGGAGACACAGGACTATGTGCGCAAGAACGCGACGGCATACGGCTCGGGTCAGGGTAAGCCGAAAGCGCCAACAGTGGATGAGCTTAAAGCCGAGTTGCGCCAGCGTCCGGAGTTCGCGGAGCGCCCGAATGCACTGCGCAAGGCTGAGGATGAGATCGACCGCCGTTTCGCGGATTACGAGAAGGGTCGCAAAGCGCGCCAAGAAGGCGCTTACGACGAGGCGATCCGCATGATCGACCAAGGTGGCAGCTTCGAGTCGCTGCCGCCCGCGATGAAGCGCGACATGGACGCCGGTAAGTTCACCAGCCTGCGCGAGTACGAGAAGAAAGTCCGCTCCGGCACACCGGTGGAGACCGACCTCAGTACCTACCAATTGCTGGCCACCAACCCGCAGCGCGTGCGTGACATGAGCGACGCGGAGTTCAACGCGCTAAAGACCTCACTCTCCTCCGGCGACTTTAAGAAGTTCTCCGACATGCGCGCCGACAAGGTCAACGCCAAGGACAACCCGCAGGGTGTGGACTTCGAGGCGGTCAACCAAGTGCTCACACCGCGACTGCGCGGTATGGGTATCCCGCAGAGCGGCGTCAACACCATCGACGCGCAGCGCTCGGCCGCGATCCGGCAGCACATTGCCGACGTGGTGCTCCAGCGCCAGCAGCAGCTTGGTCGCAAGCTCACCGACGCGGAACTGATCAAGACCGTCGACGAGCGCTTCCTGGCGATGCGCACGTCCGAGACTTCGGCATTTGGTCAACTGTTCGGTGGCGACAAGGTGCGCAAACAAAACGTCCTGCGGTCTAAGGTTGGCGACATCCCCGGCGACGTGCGCAAACGTATCGAGCGAGACCTCAACGATCAGGGCATCGACAGCCCGACCGATCAGGATTTGCTCACCGCGTACTTCGGACTGGACTACCAGATACCTCAATGAGAATAAGCCATGGCCACGGATACCCAGCTCTACGTCGATGAAAACACCCTCGGCTTGGAGCTGGGCACAAGCCTCGATCTAGCCGGTAAATCACCGGTTAAGCCAGACGACGAGGCCGCCCTCCGTGATGCCAGCAAACGCTTAAACATCCCGCTCGACACTGCGCGCACCTTGCCGCAGGAAACCAAGCAACTCGCGCAGCAGTCGACGTTCGACCCCATCGACTACAGCCAGAAGTACCCCAACGCCGCCAAGTTCCTCGCCGATCAGAACAACGCCTTGGTCGCGCACGATGACGTGCAGCCGCTGAGTGCGGTGGAGAGCGCGGTCCTTAACAACAAGCAACACAGTCAGTCGTTGGCTGACTCGGTTGAGCGTGGTATCGGGCAGCTCGGCGTCCTGGGCGAACTGACCGCCACCGGTATCGACCGGGCGCTGTCCGCATTGGGTAGCATGTTCCTGCCCGAACCTAAGTATGGCGGCAATGTCGACGTGCGCAACCGCGCACAGGAGTCGTCGCTCGCCACCGTGGCGCAGGGTTACGTCGGCATGCCGCGCGATCTGCGCATGGACGTGATCGCGCAGATCGTCAACGACGCGCACGCACAGGGCGCAACCTTCGGCGGCGTGACGGACGCCATCGGCTACATGGCGCAGAACCCCGGCGCCGTGCTCAATTTCTTCGGCGAGATGATACCGGCCGCTGTGGTCGGTGGTGGTATCGGCGGCGCTGCGGTCAAGCCGCTGGCCGGTGCGATTACCAACCGCGCGGTGTCTGGCTATGTGACGGGCGCAGCGGTGTCTGGCGCAGCCACGGCCGCCGGCGCTTACCCGGCTGAGTTCGCCAATCGCCTCAACGAGAACGGCGGCAACGTCGACGAGGCGCTGGGTTACGCTGGCACCAAGGCGACGGTCGAGGGGGGTGTCAACGCCCTGTTCGGCGGTATCGGCGGCGCGCTGCCCATTGGCTCGACACTGGCCGGCCGCGTCGGTAACGTCCTCGGTCAAGCCGGCGCCCAGGCGGTAGGTGGTGGCGCTGGCGCCGCTGCGGCATCGGCTGCGGTGGGCGAGACCATCAGCGCCGGCGAGCTGTTCCTCGAATCTTTCCTCGAACTGGTCACCGCGCCGTCGGACATTGCTATCGCCGCAGCCGTCCAGGCGCAGCAGAACGCCGACGCGCGCCAAGTGCAGGCCGAGCAGGCGCAGATGGCCGCCGGCAACCTCGAACAACTCCTCGCTGCTGCCGCTCAGTCGCAGACCCGCGTGCGCGCACCGGAGTCGTTCAGCCAACTGGTGCAGGACGCCGCTGTCACGGGCGGGTCGATCACCGAGGTGTACTTCGACGCGCAGCCGTTTGTCGATGTGCTGGAGCAGTCGGGCCTGACCCCTGAGCAGATCGAGCGCGTGCTGCCGTCAGTGCGCGACAACTTGGCGGCAGCGGTGTCGAGTAATGGCACGATCATGGTGCCGATTGGGGAGCTGACCACCGCGTTCGCAGGCACCGGTGTCGAGCAGTCACTGCTACAGCAGGCACGCACAGCGCCCGACGCCCTGAGCGTGGCGGACACTGAGCAGGCGCAGGCGCTGGTCGAGCAACTGCAGCAAGATGCCGAGGGCATTCTCGCGCAGCAGGAGCAGCGCAAAGCGTGGGACGACAGCGCGCGCCAGGTGTTCGACACCATGTCGCAGCAGCTCAATACAGCGGGCCGGTTCTCCCCCGATGTGAACAAGACACTGGCCAGCGTGGTGCGTGATTACTACACCGTGATAGCCGGGCGCACCAGCACCACACCCGCCGAGCTGTATCAACGGTTCCCGCTGCGCGTGTCCGGCGTGATGCCGACCGCTAAGGGTAACGAGGTGTTGGAGCAGGGTAGCCCTGAGCTACAGCGCGCCCTGGCGATGAGCGAGGACGACTACATCGCGGCGGTCAACCCTACCGGCAAGACGCTCGACGCCGAGGATCGCATGATCCTGCACGTCGGCGATCTGGACACCCCGAGCGACGCCAAGCCGGTCAGCACGTTCAACGACAGCAACGGCACGCCGGTGCAGGTCATGCGCGATGGCAGCGGGATCATGTACGCGGTGCGCGATGGTGAGACCCTCGGGATGATGGGGCCGCTGGAGGATAACGAGACCGTTATCGACGTGGTTGAGGAGGCTAAGGGTCAGGGTGTCGGTCGCGGTTTAGCTGCCGCGTACATCCGCGAGAACCCCATGGCGCCGAGCGGTGGATTCTCCCCGGCGGGCGAGGCGAATCGCCGGTCAGCGTTCAGGGCGTTGAAGGCGTCGGAGTCCCTCAACCAATCCGTCCAGCAGACCGAGACCAAAGCATTCAAGGAATGGGCAGGAACCGACCGCCCGGTTGTTGAGCCGAGCGAGATCAACGACTTCGACTTCAACCAGCCCGGTCCGTTTGTTGTGCGCGGCTTCCACGGCACCACCAATACGTTCAGCGAGTTCAACGCAGGGGTGAAAGGAAACGTCGAGGGGCAGTTCGGCGCCGTCAATTATTTCACTTCGAGCGAACAGGACGCCGGCGACAACTATGCCGGCGAGGGGCCGGACCTTACCCAGCGGATTGAGTTGAAAGCCGAACGTCTGGTGGACGAGATCACTGACGTCTATCAAGAATATGAGAACGACGAGGACGGTGTCGCCGCGCTTAAAGAGCAGTACGGCGAGGACGTCTACAGCGAAGACTTCATGGTGATGGCGCGCAATATCGCGCGCAAAGAACTGCACGGCGGTGACGAGATCGTCATGGAAGTGTTCATTCGCACCGAAAAGCCGTTCGTCGTCGGGGATGTCAATTCTCCGTGGATTGAGTTCTTCGACGAATCGAAGCTCGAAGCGGATGCAATGGAACGTGTCGCGGACAACACCGGTGTCGACATTGCTGACATTGAGGCTGAAATTGACGAATACAGTGACCAGATTGACGATGCCCGCTACGAGATCATGGATGAGCAGGGTAACGCCGTCGTGCAGGCCGTACAGACGGTGGCCGAGCGGTATGACTTTGACCCGTCTGACTTGCTGGCCGAACTTTACGACATGGCGTCAGACGGTAGCGTTCGCCACAACCGTCTTGAGGAGTTCATGCGTCAAAGTGAGTCGCTCACCTATGCCGAGAGGCCGGACGACGGCGCGATTGTTCAGTCGCAAATGATCGGTGAGATCATCCAAGAACTCGGGTTCGATTCGATCATCTTGAAGAACGCAAACGTGCGATTCAAGAGTATGAACATGGAGCGCGGCACCGCGCACGTTCATGTGTTCGATGCGAATAACACCAACATCAAGAGCGCCACCGACAACAACGGCAATTTCGACCGGAACGACCCCAACATCCTCAATCAGTTCGCCGGTGAGCGCGCCCTAACTGCCAACCAGCAGGCGCTGGCCGACGCGCAGGCGCAGCTCGCCGCCGGTGCTGACCCCGAGGCTGTGCGCCAGGCGACCGGCTGGTTCAAGGGTGCCGAGGGTAAGTGGCGGTTCGAGATTGCGGACGGTGACGCCAAGCTCACCCCGACCCTCGACGCTATGCGCTACGCCAACCGTGACGGCGAGACCATCACGTCGGTGACTTACCGCGAAGCCGGTGGCCTGTGGGTCGTTCAAGTTGCTACCGACGGCATGCAGCGCCCGACGGACATTATCGAGCTGACCACGGACAACGTCGGCAGCCTCCGGCCGGTGCTCGGTTCCGAGATCGTCAACCGCCTGCAGGCCGGTGAGGGTGAGCCTGACGTAACCAGCGACAACGACGCCGACAAGTACCTCACCGGTGAGGGTCAGCAGTTCAGCGCACCGACCGGTCGCTGGTCGACCATCGGCGAAGTGCTCGACCATCCGCGACTGTTCCAGGCCTATCCGCAACTGGCGGACATGCGCGTCGTCTACGCGCCCGAGAAACTCCCAGCTAAGGTTAGCGGCGCCATCGCCTTCGACACCCGGAACAACGAGCCGGTGATGATTCTCGGCGATGTCAATGCGCGCGAGCTGCGCAAGACCGTGCTGCACGAGCTGCAACACGGTATCCAACGCATTGAGGGCTTCGCACTCGGCGGGTCGTCCGACAAGCTGCAGGACTCACCGCAGTATCGCCATGATGTGCAGAACGACGCGCAGACGTTCCGCGAGCAGCAGAACCCTGACGCCGCGCAGGAGAACCTGGACGACCTCGACGCGCTGGAGATTTACCACCGGCTCGCGGGTGAGGCTGAGGCTCGTAACGTCGAAGCTCGCGCAGACTTCAGCGAGCGGGTCGCGGCTGCCGTGCCACCTCAACGCACCGCCGACGTGAAGGACGCCGACGCGCTGGTGACATGGAACGCCATCGACATGTACAGCGAGGTGGTTGACCAAGCCGCCGCTCCAATGGCGCAGCAAGGCGACGCCCCCCGCGCCACGTTCACCCCGGAGACACTGAACATCGCGCTGCTGGAAAAGGCAAACCTGTCGTCGTTCCTGCACGAGCTGGGTCACTTCTTTTTCGAGATGCAGGCCACACTGGCCAGCCAACCCGGCGCACCGCAGCAGATCAATGACGACATGGGCGCCCTGCTTAAGTTCGTCGAGTTCGATGGTACGGCCGCCGAGTGGCTGGCGCTGCCGGTCAACGCTCGCCGCGACGCGCACGAGAAGGTGGCCGAGTCGTTCGAGCAGTATCTGTTCGAGGGTAAAGCGCCGAGCCTGGAGATGCAGAGCCTGTTCTCCCGCATGCGGGCGTGGATGAATAGTGTCTACCGCACCCTGCAGCAGTTCCTGCAGACCAACCGCAACGCCAACCTCACCGACGAGGTGCGCGGTGTGTTCGACCGGATGCTCGCCACCGACGCGCAGATCGAGGCTGCCCGCGCCGCCCGTAGCTTTGGGCCGATGTTCGAGTCGGCTGAACAGGCCGGCATGACACCGGAGCAGTTCGACGAGTACCGCGCCGGTATGCAGCAGGAAGTCGACGACGCCACGCGCGACCTTGACTCGCGCCGTCTGCGCGACATGCGTTGGCTGCAGAACTATCGCGGCAAGAAGTTGCGCGAACTGCAGAAAGAAAGCCGCGCCAAGCGCGCCGCCGTGCAGGAGGAAGTCACCAAGGAGATCGACGCGCAGCGTCCGTACCAGGTGCTCAACTTCATCCGCAAGGGCGTGCTACCCGACGGTGTCGCCAAGCCTGACGGCATGGCCAGCACTCGCCTCAACCGGGGCGTCGTCGAATCGATGTACGGCGAGACCTTCAAAGTACCGGACCTGTTGCTCGCCAAGAACGGGGTCGACCCGGAGGCTATCGCCACCCTGTTCGGTTACGCCAGTGCTGACCAGATGATCCGCGAAGTCGCCGCTACCGAGCCGCGTACCCAACTGATCGCCGGCTTGACCGATCAGCGCATGCTGGAGCGCTACGGCGATCTGGCCAGCGCCGAGTCAGTCGAGCGCGCTGCCGACGCAGCCATTGCGAGCGACGTGCATGCGCGCATGGTGGCAACTGAACTGGCCGCTGTGACCAAGCAGCTCGGCAGCGTGCGAGCCATCCAGCGCGCCGCGCGTGACTTCGCCGAGCGCAGTATCGGCAGCAAGGCGATCAAGTACCTGCGCCCGGATCAGGCCGCAGCCGACGCCGCGCGCCACCGCAAGGCTGCCGAGCAGGCGCTCAAGAAAGGCGACACCAATGCCGCAGTCGACGCCAAGCGCAACGAGCTGCTGGCGCTGGAGCTGCAACGCGCGCAGACACAGGCCAAGACCGAGATCGTCAAGGCGCGCGACAGCATGCGCAAGCTGTTCGGCCGCGATGAGCAGAAGGCTAAGAGCCGCGACATGAACATGGTCAACGCCGCCCGTGCCATCGTTGCGCAGTACGGTCTGGCACCGACTGCCGGTGGTCTGGCTGCGGATAACTACATGGAGCTGATCGCTCAGAACGACCCGGCGCTGGCCACCAACCTGCAGTCGCTGATCGCTCAGGCGCCAGCACCCAAGCCGTTCAAAGACTTGAACGTCGACGAGTTCCGCGTCGTGCGTGACCTGGTGCAGTCGCTGTACTACATGAGCCGCCGCACCAAGCAGATGGAGATCGACGGTCAGAAAGTCGAACTCGACGCGGTGGCCGACGAGTTGGTGCAGCGGATCACCGACCTGAACGGTGGCGAGATTCCACCGATACCCGGCTACGACAGCACGCCGACCAAGTGGGACCACCTCAAGCTCGGCGCGTTGGGCGCTCGGGCAATGGGTACGCGCGTCGAGCAGTGGGCCGGCATGATGGGGCCGCAGTTCACCAAGTACGTCTGGAACCCGGTTACCGACGCGATCACCGCGTACCGTACCAAGCGCAACGAGATGGTCGGCAAGTACCGCGACCTGCTCAAGCAGATCGAGCCGACCATGAGCTACCGGCCGATCTACGCGCCGGAGCTTGGTCCTGCCGGGTTCACCTTCAACGCAGGCAAAGCCGAGCTGCTGCACGCGCTGCTGCACTCCGGTAACGACAGCAACCTCAAGAAGATGCTCGTGGGTCGCAACTGGGGCACTGTCGACGAGAATGGCAACTTCGACCGCAGCCGTTGGGATGCGTTCGTCGCCCGTGCGTTCCGCGAGAACATCCTCACCAAGGTCGACATGGACTTCGCGCAAGGCGTGTGGGACTTGCTGGAGACCACCAAGACCGATGCCCAGCGCGCGCACCGCGAGATGTTCGGCTTCTACTTCAACGAAGTCACCGCCAACCCGGTACAGACGCCGTGGGGTGAGTACCGTGGCGGCTACGTCCCGGCGGTTGCCGACCCGATCAGTTCGCCCGACGCTGCGCAGAAGCGCGAGGCCGAGGACATGAACGCCGTGGGCAACAGCTACATGTTCCCCACCACCGGTAAAGGGTTCACGCAGTCGCGCGTCGAGTACAACCGCCCGCTGCAGCTCGACCTGCGCACCTTGTCCAGCCACATCGACAAGGTCACGCGGTTTTCGTTCGTCGAGCCTGCGGTGCGTGACGTGGCCAAGTTGGTCACCAGCAAGCGCGTCAACCGTGCGCTCAACGGTCACGACCGTGGTGCTGTCGACAAGATGCTGCTGCCGTGGTTGCAACGCGCTGCACAGCAGACGACCAGCCTCACCGGTAAGGACCGCTACGTCGACAAGTTCTTCCGCAACCTGCGCTCGCGGTCGGGCATGTTCATCATGTTCGCCAACGTGGTCAACACCATGCAGCAGATCACCGGCTTCTCGGTGGCCGCGCTCAAGGTGCCGGCGCCGGTGCTGCTGCGCGCGACCTACCGGTACATCCAGTCGCCCAAGGTCACCGCAGCCGAGGCGGCCAACCTGTCGCCGTGGCTGTCGCAGCGCCTGGGCAATCAGGCGTTCGAGATGACGCAGCAGATCGACGCGATGCTGATCGACCCGAACGCCTACGAGAAGGCCGAGGCGTTTATGAAGCGCAATGCCTACTTTATGCAGACGGCGGTGCAGAACGTCATGGACGTGATCGTGTGGACCGGCGCCTATGACAACGCGCTGGCCAAGGGTGCCGATGGTAAGCAGGCGGTGCGCTACGCCGACGAGGCGGTGCGTACCACTCAGGGCACGTTCGCACCGGAGGACGTGAGTGCGATGGAAGTGCAGACCCCGTTCGTGCAGTTGTTTACGCAATTCTGGGGCTACTTCAACATGCTGGCCAACACGCTGGGGACCGAGGCCGGTAAGGCGATCCGCGACATGGGTTACATGGCCAGCACCAAGCGCCTCGCGTTTGTCTGGTTTGCAGGTTTAGCGATCCCGGCTGTGGTGGCTGAGATCATCGCCAACGGGGTGCCGGATGACGATGACGATGAGGACGGCGACGGTGTGCTCGATGAGTACATGGCGATGTTCTTCGGGTCGCAGGGCCGCACGCTCACCGCGATGGTGCCGATTGCCGGTCAGGCTGCACAGCTCGCGTGGAACAAGCTCGACGACAAGTGGTACAACGACCGGTTCAACATCTCGCCGGCGGTGAGCATGAGCGAGGGCGCTATCGGTGCGGTGGCCAGTGTGCTGCAGGGTAAGGCGTTCGACGAGCGTCTGACCAAGACCGAGGTGCGCGAGATGGCTACGCTCATCGGGCTGGCCACCGGCATGCCGACCAACGTCATCAGCCGCCCGGTCGGGTACATGCTCGATGTGGAAGCCGGTAAGAAGGAAGCCGACAGCGCGGCGCGCATAGCGTGGGGGCTCACGACCGGGCGCTGACGGTGCGCATAGGGTGACGACGCCAACCGATAGTTAGCACTATGAAAATAGCGCAGCTTCGGAGTGTGCCATGGCGTTCTCACCTTCCCGCAACACCGCCAGCTTTGGCAACGGACCCCTCAACGTGCGGGCGTTCGGCGCTGTCGGTGATGGCGTAACCAATGACACCGCAGCCATACAGGCCGCGCACAACACCGGCCGGGTGATCTACTACCCGGCGGGCACCTACCTGATCACGCCGACCATCACCATCGCGGCGGGCGGCATTGTCGGCGAAGGTCCGTCGAACACCATCATCACCAGCACCGAGGTCGGTAGCGCCAACTTCTACACGTTCACCGGCGCACTGGACCAGCTCGACCCGACACCGACGTTCCGCGATTTCAGCATCGTCGCCGACATCACCAAGAGCGGCGGCGCCGGTATCCAAGTCCTGCCGACATCCGGCGAGGCGTCTTACCTGGACTTCCGCAATGTGCAGTTCGCGTACCTGCCCATCGGCATCGACTTCGTGGCGGCATCGCTGTGGAAGGTTATCGGCTGCTCGTTCCTCGCGTACACCATTGCAGGGATACAGGTCGCCAACACCAACACACCGGACTCGGGCGACTCGGTCATCACCGGTTGCGTGTTTAACAACCCATACGCCACCGGCTCGGGCGTGTGGCAGAAGTCGTCGGGCGGTCTCAAGATCGTCGGCAACAAGTTCCTCGGCGGCCAACGCGGCTACACGATGAACCTGGAGGGCACCACCGGCGCGCTGATGATCACCGGCAACTCGTTCGAGAACATGGCTGACTCCGGTCTGTCGTTCTCGCGCGCAACGGTTGGGCAGACGTTTGCGAACGTGGTCATCTCCGGTAACGAGTTCAGCGTCGGCACCAAGGCGATAGCCACCGACGGCACCGGGTTCATGTCGAACGTGTGCATCTCGGCGAACCAGATCAACATGGGTGCAGTCGGCTCGAATGCGTGCATCTCACTGGACTCTGTGACCGACTTCTTTGTCGGCAGCAACATGATCAGGGGTAACGGCGGTGCTGGTTCGAGCGCTGTGTCCATCAACAACTGCACGACCGGCAAGATCGGGCGCAACACCTACGCCAACCTGCCGAACCCAATCTCGGTCACATCGTCGCCGACCGTGACGGTAGACAAAGATCAGCAAGCCGGAACTGTGGCGACTGCCACCTCCGGCTGGACGGCTTACGGTTCAACCTTCAAGTCGCCGCTGCAGACAGTCACATTCGACAACCCCTTCCTGGTCACGCCTGCGCTGGCTGACGTATCGCTCACGCCTACGGGCGGCAGCGGTGAGATCGGCGCTATCGCGGTGTCAGTGAGCAAGACGCAGATCACGTTCAACGTGCTGTCGGTCAATACATCCATAGCAGCCCAGTGCAACTGGCGCGTGCATGGAATTCTCTGAGGTGTGCATATATCGCCGGTGTGAGTTGATACTCCGCACCATCGGACGTGTGCGGCGGATGAGCTACTAAGGGGGTGGTGGTGTCGGCGATGGAAACGGAACTCGGCGTACTCAAGAATGAGATTGAAGGCATGCACAAGGCCTTTGATCTTTTTCGTGCTGAGTTCTCTAGCAAGCTCGACATCATCATGGCGATGCAGGTGCAAGTAGTGCAACTGCAGGAACGGTACAACAACGCCCAGGCGTCCATCGACCGCGCGTTCAACGCTATCGGCGAACTTGAACGCCGTGGGGATGACACCAAGGGTTACGTCGATAAGAGTCTCGGCGGCGCCAAGATTTTCGCCATCACCGGCGCGCTCATCGTCGGCATGCTGCAGTGGTACTTCCTCAAGCAGATCGACAGTATCGAGGCGACCAACGAGATGATGACCACCATCGACCGGCGCGTCGCGTGGCTTGAGCACGAGAAGTACGGCCGCGCCGAACCACTGCCGGAGAAACCGCAATGAGCGCAGACATCCAATACAGCGCAGTCGCCAAGCTCGACGAGGCACTGGCGCTGCTGCCTGCGCGCATGGACACACCGGCCGCGCGCGTCATGCTGCTGGCCATCGGCCTGCAGGAATCTCGGTTCCTGCACCGGCGCCAGATCGGCGGACCGGCTCGGGGATTCTGGCAGTTTGAACTGGGTGGCGGTGTGCGCGGTGTGCTTAAGCACGTCGCTAGTCGTGAGCTGGCGCAGAAGGTGTGCCGTGATCGCAACGTCATCGCAACCGAGAGCGCCGTGTATGAAGCACTGGACGATGACGACGTGCTCGCCTGCTGCTTCGCTCGCCTACTACTGTGGACTGACCCCAAAGCGCTCCCGGCCGTGGGTGAGGTTGACGATAGTTGGGCGCTGTACCTGCGCACATGGCGACCAGGTAAGCCACACCGGCACACCTGGAGCGGGCTGTATCTCACTGCGATGGGCGAGGTGATGACATGAGTCTCGATCCAATCAGCGCAGCGCTCGACATCGGCGGCAAGCTCATCGACCGCCTTTGGCCAGACCCGGCGCAGCGCGATGCTGCCAAGCTGGAGCTGTTCAAGATGCAGCAGTCCGGCGAGCTGCAGCAGATGGCGATGGTCGTCGACCTCGACAAGGCGCAGATCGCAGTCAATAACACCGAGGCACAGAGCAGCAGCCTGTGGGTGTCTGGCTGGCGCCCCGCTGTAGGTTGGGTGTGCGTCAGCGCCTGCGCGTGGAACTGGGTCGGATTGCCGGTGGTTGCGGTTGTCGTAAAGCTATCCGGTTACGACATCCCGCTGTCGCCCGCCAACCTGTCGGAGATGCTGCCGGTGCTGGGCGGAATGCTCGGGCTTGGCTGGTTGCGCACTCGGGAAAAGATCGAAGGTGTCGCACGCTAGTGCGCAAAGGCTGGGCGTTGCCGCCTACGATCATCCTCAGGATTATCCGAGGCTCAGCCAATGACCATAAGCTCAGAAGATCGCAGCACCGCACCGTTCTCCGGTAACGGTGCTGCCACCATATTCCCCTTTGCCTTCAAAGTGTTCGCCAAGTCGGACTTGGTTGTCGTCAAGACCAACGTCGACCTGGTCGACACCACGCTGACGCTCGACTCCGATTACTCGGTGGCGCTCAACGCAGACCAGGACAACTCGCCAGGCGGAACCATCACCTACCCGATCAGCGGCAGCCCACTCGCCACCGGTGAGAAGTTGATCGCCTACGGCGACATCGCGTTCCTGCAGCCGACCGACATCGTCAACCAATCAGGCTTCTATCCGCGCGTCATCGAGGATGCGCTCGACCGCCTGACCATGTTGATCCAACAGGTGTTTGGGCTGGCGCGTCGCGCGATCCGGGTGCCGGTGTCGGCTGTCGCCACTAGCACCGAGCTACCCGATATTGAGGGGCGAGCTAACAAGATCATCGCCTTCGATGCTGACGGCAACGTCATCGTGTCGAACAAGACATTGGGTGAAGTTGAGAGCGATACCGACATCCGGCAAGGCACGCGCACCACGCAGCAGTACATCGCTACGGCTGGGCAGACGTTCGTGGACACCCTCTACAACTTCGTGCCCGGTGCCAATCAGATCGCCGTGTCGATCAACGGCGCCCTGATGACGCCCGGTGTGGACTACGTCGAGACCGACCAGAACACCGTCACGTTCACCAACCCGCTGCAGGCCGGCGACGCTGTGCAGGTCGAACTGTTCGGGCGCACGATCAACTTTGTCGATGAGGCGAACGTCGGCGTCAATGGCGGCACGCTTGCCGACTTCCTCGATACACTCGTTAAGCAGTCAAGTGCTACCGATACAACGCCAGGCAGGCTGATGGCTGTCGGGGCGTTTGGGCTTGGTTCTGCCGTGGCTATACCTGTGACATCTCCAGACTTTAACACGCTGCTAAATACTGGCGTTTATGCTGTAGGTGGAACATCGACCAACGGGCCCAATACGGCTGTCGGAACTCTATTCGTTTGGGGGAACAACTCTACTAGCGGGCGAACTGTCCAGCACTATGTTACGCATCTAAGTGGTGACTACTACTTCAGGGCAATGTCTATTGGGGTTTGGGGCGATTGGCAGAAGGTAGCCGTAACCGCGTCCCCTGCTTTTACCGGCACTCCTACTGCTCCGACACCTACTATTGGCGACAACAGCACCAAGATTGCTACTACGGCGTTCGTGGCTGCTAATGCTGGGGGCGGGCTGGGGTATGGCCAGACTTGGCAGAACATGACCGGCAGCAGGGCGCTGGCGACCACTTACACGAACAGCACAGGGAAGCCTATACAGCTTATTGTTGGGTGTTCGTCTTCTGTAGCGGCTGGCGTTCTGCTTTCTATTAACGGAGGGACTGGGATTCAAGGTACTGCGTCAAGCGCAGGGAACAGCATAACAGCCCCCAACGCCATTATTCCAAGCGGGGCAACTTATGCGGTGACTATTACCGGCGGCTCTGCTTCAAGTCTAAGCTGGTGGGAGCTACGCTAATGAACTACTTCAAAGACGAAACCGGCGCAGTCTACGCCTACGACTCCGAACAGGTTGCTGCCGGTCTAGCCGATGGCAAAACACCAATGACGGCTGAGGAAGTCGAGGCGCACAAGAACCCGCCAAAGACGACCGGCCGGCTAATCGACGAGTTCAAGTCGGCCATCCAGTCGCACATGGATGACGCTGCTAAGTCAGCCGGTTATGACGACATAAAAGCCGCAGTGACCTATGCGGATGAACCTTCCGTGCCTAAGTTCCAGAATGAAGGTCGAGCGTTCCGCGCTTGGCGTTCACTGTGCTGGGCATACGGCTATCAGGAAATGGACAAGGTGCTTGGTGGTACTCGACCAATGCCAACCGTCGCAGAACTGATTTCCGAGCTGCCCGTACTGGAGCTGCCCGCATGATCTTCCTCGCCGCTGTGCAATGGACGTGGCTGATCGTGGCCCGCGCTGCCGGCATCATCACCGGCTTGGTGGTGGTCGCTGTGGCGATCCCGTTCCGTGTTGCCGGTCTATCTGGCAGCGACGGGCGTCCGATCCTGAACCTGCCGCGCTGGGCGTGGCTGTGGGGCAATGACTTCGACGGCCTGCTGGGTGACAAGCGTGGCTGGTGGGAAGCCAACACGCCGCGCGGCTGGGCCGTTGACAGCTTCGCGGCAATGTACTGGTGGGCCGCTATCCGCAATCCGGCCAACAACATGCGGTTCTTGGACGCATTCAGCGCGCCGGTTATCGGCAGTCGGATCAAGTATCGCGGCAGCTACACGGTAGAGGACAAGCCCGGTCTAGATGGCTGGCAGTTCGTCTGGGCCGAGCAGGACGGCCGGCGCTGGTTCGGGTTCTACCTTGTGCGATGTTGGAGCGCAGAGCGCGCCTTCGTGGTTCGGCTTGGCTTCAAGCTCAAACCGGAACATGAAGGAAAGGACGAGCCGCGCAAGGGGCTGACGTTCAAGATCAACCCTTACAAACAAATCTGACAAATAGCTGTCCAATACTCGCTACCCACTTGGTGAGGTTCACTCTCACAACGGCACCACTCGGTGCCGTTTTTCTTTGGACCGCGGTCTGCAGATTCTCGTTTATGCTCGCGCACTTATGCGATTTTTACCGAGTACCAGGCGCGTAGTTGCGGACGTGTGGAATCAATGAGTTAGCCACCGCCGGATTGGACGCGTCCAATACTCGGACCACTCACCACCGGCGCCTCGGTGTCGCGCAGATAGCGCCGGGTCATGCGTGCGTCGGTGTGCCCGAGTAGCCCCTTGGCGTCGCCACCCTGGCGGTCGGTCTCTGTGGCTGACATCGCGCGCAGGTCGTGCAGCGTGCAGTGCTCGACACCGGCAGCCAGTACGGCGTTCGTCCAATCCTCGTGAATCGTTCGGTACTTCCACTGCACCAAGCGCATGCGTGCGACCTTGCCGTGCTGCGCCTTGGCTTCGTCCACGGCAGCGCGTAGCTCAGGTGTCCATGCGACGACCAGCTCGACCTTGGTCTTTTGCTGGCGCACATACACACCGGCGTCGAGCAGGTGGCTGCGCTCGATCTTGAGCACGTCGCCGATCCGCTGGCCGGTGAGATAGCAGAGGTCCATCACCACCCGCAGGCGTGGCGGCGCCTCGGTCCTGATGCGGTGGAACTCGTCAAGGGTGACGCGCCGGGTACGCTTGTGCTCGGTGTACTTGCGCACGCCTGTGACCGGGTTGCTGTCGGCGAGGCCGTTCTCCAGCGCCCACTGGAACACCATCTTGAGCACGAGTAGGCACTTGTTGGCCATCACTGGCGTAGCGACCAGGCCTCGGCGCATCTGCGCGACGACCTTGGGCGTGACCTGCTCCGGTGAGAACTCGGCCAGCACCTCCTGCAGCCGGCGCGCGGCCAGCGTGTACAGCTTGCCGGTGTTGGGCGCCTTACCCTCGATGATCTCCGGCAGCGCCTGCTCGATCAGCGCCGGCATGCCGGCAGCAGTGTGCTCGATCAGCCGTGCATACTCGCGCAAAGCAGTCTGCAGATCAGCGCCGAGGCGTGCCCACTTTCCGCGCTTTACCAAAAAGTACGCGCCGTGGCGTAGAAAAACGCAGCTCGGGAGGTGTCGGTTGTGTTTGCGGGGTCGCATGAATGTCGTAGTGAAAGACGACGATGGAACCATCCGGCCGGAGCCGGTAGGGGATGGACAGCGCCGAGAGTACCCGACGCTGCGCGGAGCGCTGACGCTTACCGGTGATAAGCGTCAGGTCTTGCTGGGTGAGGATCACGGTAGCTTGTGCTTATCCCGGCACGGCGCGCACGCCCCACCGATCAGTCGACCGAACCACTCGCCACAAATCTCACAATCTCCGGCGACACCTGGCTGCAGCACGAACGGCTTGATCTGCGCCAGTGCTTGCTGGCGGTGCATCTCCTCGTGCTCGGCAGCGAGATCAATCTCATCGGCCATTACTTGGCACCTCGCTCGAACTCGATGAGCATGTCGATTGTGTGCTTGGCTTTCTCCAGATCAGCGACACCGCCCTTATCCCTGAACCGGGTGACGTACTTGACGATGGTGTGTTGGCAGGCGTCGAGGCCGTTGGCCATGCTGTACGTCATCGGCTGGATATTCAGCTTCTTGTAGTGGTCGCCGCCGACTTGCACGTCCATAGCGCTGACGCCCGTTTCGCTCTCAACCAGATCGAGGTCGTCGAGTTCATACGCAGACCTAGTGCTGGCCAGCTCCCCGTAGTGCTCACCGTCGTTTCCATTTTGTCCAATGATGTCCATTCGACTTGTCATTCTTATTTCCCCTTGAGTCTTTCCAGTAGCAACTGCTGCAGGCTGGCTTTTGTTTCCACGCGGGTGAGCACAGTCTCGTCGATAGTGC